GGTTTCGATCCGCAATCAGACGAATATTATTCTGAAATAGACAAGAGAATAAGGCTTGAATTTCCGAATAAATTTGATACAAATACGGATAATCCCACAGAAAGAGCAAGACCTGCTCAGACCGTGGCTTCAGCCAAACGTCCAGGCACTACAGGACGCCGAAAAACTGTGAAACTCACTCCATCACAAGTAGCAATAGCTAAAAGATTAGGGGTGCCACTCGAAGAGTACGCAAAACAATTAACCACGAAGGAGGCATAAGCGTATGGAACAAGATAAAAATATAAAAACTTCTCGTGCGAGTCAAACAAGAGAAAAGTCAAAAAGACCTACTACTTGGACTCCCCCGTCATCACTTGATGCACCTACTCCGCCTGATGGATTTAAACACAGATGGATTAGAGCTGAAAGCATGGGTTTCGACGATACGAAAAACATGTCAGCTAAGTTGAGATCTGGATGGGAACTCGTAAGAGCAGATGAATATCCAGAAACCGACTATCCAACTGTAGATGCAGGCAAATATGCAGGGGTCATAGGGGTTGGCGGCCTATTGCTGGCTAGGATACCAACAGAGATCGTTGAAGCGCGCAAAGCTTACTTTGCTAAGCAAACACAAGATAGAAACGAAGCCTTAGAGAATGATCTTATGAAGGAACAGCACCCAAGTATGCCGATCAATAGTGAAAGGCAGACACGTGTAACCTTCGGTGGTACAAAGAAGTAATCTTTTAGATATTTCTAGTTCATCGATTAAGTAAACCATTATAAGGAGAAAAAAATATGGCTAACTCAAACTCACAAGGTTTCGGTTTAGTAGCGGCAGCAAGAGTTGGAAACACTCCAGCAATTTCTGGTCAATCTAAATACGAAATCGATGCAGCTGAGACAAACGCTATCTATAATGGTGAGATCGTAAAAATCGATATTTCTGCTTCAACAGGCGGATATATTGTTACTGCAGCAGCGGGTACAGCAGCTGTAGGTGTATTAAATGGAGTATTCTACAATGATGCTACAACTAAGAAGCCTACTTTTGCTAACTACTATGCAGGCGCAATCACACCAGCAAATAGTGAAGATATCACTGCATTTGTTAATGATGACCCGAATCAATCGTACATCATTGCAACTGATGCCACTCTTGGCGCAACTTTAGCATTAAGAAAATCTAAAATTGGATTAACTTATGCAACAACTGCGGCAGCGGGTGATACAACATCAGGTAAATCTACAATCAGACTTGGCATTTCAACTGCAGCTACAACAGCTAAGCAATTGAGAATGATGAGAATTGCTGAAGATGTAGAAAACCAAGATCAAACAGCAGCTAACTGTTCAGTAGTAGTAAAGATCAACTTGCATCAATACACTGTTGGATCATTAGCGACAGGCATATAATAGGAGGAAATAAATTATGGCTATATCAAGATCACAGCTAGTTAAAGAACTAGAGCCAGGTTTAAATGCACTATTTGGCCTGGAATATCAAAACTATGCGAACGAGCATGCAGAAATTTTCGATACAGAAAATTCAGACAGAGCTTTCGAAGAGGAAGTAATGTTATCTGGCTTCGCAAATGCGCAAGTGAAAGGTGAAGGACAAGGCGTTTCTTACGACCAAGCTCAAGAAACTTTCACAGCTCGTTATACGCACGACACAATCGCGTTAGCATTCTCAATCACTGAGGAAGCTATCGAAGATAACTTGTACGACAGATTAGCAAGCAGATATACAAAAGCTCTTGCTAGATCAATGGCGAACACAAAACAAGTTAAAGCAGCGAATGTGTTAAACAACGCGTTTGACTCTTCTTTCGCAGGTGGTGATGGTAAGGAGCTTTGTGCTACTGACCACCCTATCGTTGCGGGAACTTTCTCAAACGAACTTTCAACTGCAGCTGACTTATCAGAAACTTCTTTAGAGCAAGCTCTGATTGACATTGCAGCGTTCGTAGACGAAAGAGGTCTTAAAATCGCGGCTAGAGGAATGAAATTAATCATCCCAAGTGAATTACAATTCACAGCGGAAAGATTAATGAAATCAGCTGGTCAAACTGGCGGTAACAACAACGATGTAAATGCTGTTGTATCAATGGGAATGGTTCCACAAGGTTATGTGGTAAACCACTACTTAACTGATACAGATGCGTTCTTCATCAAAACTGATGTGCCGAACGGTTTAAAACACTTCGTAAGATCACCTATCAACACTAAAATGGAAGGTGACTTCGATACTGGTAACGTTAGATACAAAGCTAGAGAGAGATACTCATTTGGTTTCTCTGATCCTAGAGGTATCTTCGGAACTCCAGGCGCGGCGTAATCCGTATTATCGTGAGCGGGTCCTTGACCCGCTCATGAATAACTGATAAAGAGAGAATGTGATGAAGAGCACTTACCTAATTCAAATTTTTACTAAGAAGTTTCAAACAAAATTCAATATCACCACAGATAGTTCTATGATTACTATGCCACAAGTGCATAAAGAGATTATTGACTTTCTGGGAAAAAATGATATAGAATGGGAGCCGAACAAGCTTAACTATAGTGGTAAAAGCAAGTTCTATATAACCTATGAGGAGGTTGATAATGGCAAGCGACAAGATGATACTGTTCGCAAGGAAACTGAAACTCGAGTCTAAATGGAACGAGTTGTTTCTTGAAAACAACGGACAAGTAACGCCTGCGATGTCGGTATTAGGAGATGAGATCAAAAAATCGATCAGACAAATCCTAGCGGCACAAGAAGTCGAGACCCAAAAAAACAGCAAAGATTTAGAAGTACATCTTTACGCTGGATAAATAAGGTCTCAAAAATTCAAAAAGTGATGACACTTTGCAAGGATACCTTGCACTTCTCTAAAAACTTCTATATAATTCAACAATCTTAATTAAGATAAGGAGAAAATTATGTCATTCAAATCAGACGTAAAAGCAGTCAGAAAAACAGATGCAACATCCGTTTTTGCAGGTAGAACAAGATTAAGAGGTATCATTTTAGAAAATGATGGTACAACAACTCAATCTATAACTTTACAAGACGGTAATTCAGTAACTCAGTTTCAAACAAGTTGCCCAGCAGGTGATGTGTTTGCTTTTAATATTCCAGAAGATGGAATTTTATTTGTAGATGGCATGACTGTATCTGCAATTGGAGCGGATATTTCTGCTACTGTAATTATAGACAAATAGGAGTTTTAAGTGGCCACTTCTGGTACTACATCATTTGATCTAACGATCGATGACATTATTGAAGAAGCATACGAAAGAACAGGTGTGCGCGGTACCCGTACAGGTTATCAATTAAAAAACGCCAGACGTTCACTCAACATTCTTTTTGCAGAATGGGGAAACAGAGGAATACATCTTTGGAAAATAAAACAAGCAACCGTTCCACTTGTTGAAGGACAAGCAGAATATAATTATGCAAGTGACAATACAAATTTTCCACAAGACATTAATGATGTACTAGAAGCATTTGTTAGAGATAACACAACTGCAACAGCTCCTGTTGATACAAGTTTAACTAAAATTGACAGATCAGATTACGCAGCACTTCCAAATAAATTATCAAAAGGAACTCCTTCACAGTATTACGTAGATAGACAAACAGCACCAAGTGTTTATTTATATCAAACACCAAGTTCAAGTTTTTCTGGATCCAGCTATCAATTAAAATTTTATTATATTGCAAGAATTGAAGACACAGGTGCATATACAAATACAGCAGATGTTGCTTACAGATTTATTCCATGTATGATTGCTGGACTTGCATATTATCTTGCAATGAAAAATTCACCTGATTTAGTTCAAGGTTTAAAATTAATTTATGAAGATGAATTAAAAAGAGCGCTTGATGAAGATGGTTCAAGAACTTCTTTATATATTTCACCACAAACATTTTATGGAGATGGTGTATAATGGCTTTTGCAAGAGGAAAATATTCACAAGCAATTTCTGATAGATCAGGACAAGCTTTTCCTTATTCTGAAATGGTAAGAGAATGGAATGGTTCTTTAGTTCACATGTCAGAATATGAATCTAAACATCCACAGTTAGAACCAAAACCAAAAGGTGGAGATGCTGAAGGTTTATTAAATGCAAGACCTGCAAGAACAGAACCTGCAACACCAAGATTATTAAATTCAAATGCATTTACTTCAACTGCATCATCAACAACTGTTTCTGTATTTGAAGAAGCACATGGAAGAACAACTGGAGATACAGTTTGTTTTAGAGATGTAGAACAAGGTAATGCAATTAATGATGCAAACAATACATCAGGATTTACAATTACAGTAACTAATGCTAATAACTATACATTCACTTCAACCGATACTGCAGATGCAAGTGGAAAATTTGGAGGATCACTCGCGTCCGCTGGACCCGTAACGATATCATCATAATGGCATATACTTTAGCAAACTTACAAACAGATATTAGAAACTATACAGAAGTAGATAGTAATGTTTTATCTGATACTGTTTTAACAACAATTATTAAAAATGCAGAAAATAGAATTTATAGAGATACAGATTCAGATGATGATAGATTTTATGCAACATCAAATCTTATTTCTGGAAATAGATATGTCACGATTCCATCTGATTTAAGAATTATTAGATATGTACAATTAAAAGATTCATCAAATAAACAAACTTATTTAGAACAAAGAGATACATCATTTATGGCTGAATATTATGATAGCCCAGCTACGTCATCAGGTATTCCAAAATACTATGCAAATTGGGATGCCAATTTTTGGGTTGTAGCTCCAACTCCAGATAATACTTATGAAATTACTTTGGCTTATAATAAACAGCCAGATAGTATTACATCAGGAACTCCAGCGACAGCTGGCACATATGTAAGTAATAAATATCAAGATTTACTTTTATACGCTTGTTTGGTAGAAGCATATGGGTACTTGAAAGGCCCAGCAGATATGCTACAATACTATGATCAAGCTTATCAAAAAGCTCAACAATCGTACGCGATCGAACAACAAGGTCGTAGACGCCGAGACGAATATGAAGATGGTGTTATTCGTACTCCTTTAAAATCTGTAAACCCATCACAATAAACTAAGGAGAAAATAAATGGCAAATATAGTACCTGACTCTTTTAAAACAGATCTTCTAAAAGGCACGTTTAACTTTGCGTCTTCTGGAGGAAGCACATTTAGATTAGCGCTATACACTGACATCTCTGGTTTCAGTACTTCAACTACATCGTTTACAACTACTAACGAAGTTTCTTCGTCTGGTACGTCTTACACTGCAGGTGGAAATACTCTAACTAACAACGGCG